CGGAGGCCGCCTCAGTTTGCCCTTTCGGATTACATTTACGTTGGTTGGATGTGAACAAAGTGGCGGACAGTGGCGCGCACGCATGTCCCTTACCCCGCCGACAGAGCCCAGAGCCTGCTCAGCAACCAGTTTAACCGCTTCCCCATAGTTGGCGGCCCCACCGAAGTGGGGTAGTGGGATTGTAAAGCCCTTAATGCCTCGTCAGGATGTGCCACGGCAGACCACCAAACCCGTCCACATCTCAGAGCCAACGACCTACTCAGTTGGTCGGAGACTGCCTACCCCCCCCCCTTTGACCTCGAGGGTTTTCCCCGGGTCCAGCTCAGCCGTGGGCGTCCATCCAGCGCTCGTGGATACCAGGCTCCTCTCTCCAATGCTCAAAATTATCTGAACGGTGGTACTGGTAAGTAGACCGGAGCAACGTACCAAGCTCCAGCCGACTCAACTTGCGCTCCAGCACCACCTGAGCCTCGGGTTCCAAACCGAAAGCTCGAGCAAAGGAGATCCGAGCCTGCATCGACACAGGGACAGACGACGATTCACCCGCCAACCACGCGCCTTGAACGAAGTAGTCCACGTGCGGGTGGCTCCGCACGCGTCTCACATCATCCGTTGCCTTGAGGCCACCGAGGGCCCATGCCTGAAGCACGGGCACGCCACGCGCGAGACTCAGCTCACACATGGCTACCCCACGTATCCACTCACGAGCGAACCGCGGCTCTCTCAACCACCTATGACTAGCAAAGGCGCAAGAGAGAACACGGCCCCACTCGCGGACCATGCTCCAGCCCAAAGAAGGGCCGAGGTATACGGGGGCGGACCCACCAAAGCGGATCCCCTCGATGTAGTCAACGGGGCGTTCGAGGACGACCTCGTGGCCAGTCGATTCCAGTACGCGGGGTGCGAATTCACCAACAACCCGCCCCAGGTCAGGACGCGAAAGGAAGACTAACGCGTTGTCACCATCAACGAGGACATCGAATTTCACTCCAATGTCCTCGAGGACGCCAACAACAACACCAAGCATGATCAACGAATTGCCCATGCCAGTGTTGAAGTCCCCACTTGCCCTTCCCCCGGGGCGCGAAAACTTCGCACCACACGGCAGTGCCCCCCTCAGGGTCAACTGCTCACGCAACAACTTGGCCAATCCTGTATCTCGGATCGCACCGTTGTATATTGCGTGCTCCAGAACCAACTGGTCCGGGCCAACATGGGCCTCGAACGCAGCTCCGTCAACCTCAAAGACAACGCAGTCAGTGATCGACCGAAACTTTCGGACTATCAAATTGGCGCGTTGTCGTGGGTTTAGCCCCTTACCAACAACCCTGCTAGCCTGTCCCCCGAAGAGCCTTCCGCCATGGAGGTAACCCCACAGCCAATGTTCAAAAGGCTTCAGCCGCCTCGCCAGCTCCAAGTTATACCTCGGTGACCTTGGATAGATCAACCGTGGCTTCGACAACTTGGAGCCGCTTCTGGGCTTCTCGGCTTTCAGAAAGGCCCTCAGATAAACGTCCCTCCACTCAATGGGACCCTCCACATCTAAGGACCTCGCAGCCTCGAGGTACCTGCGCCGCATCGCCCCATCATAGCTCAGCGCAGTCTGCAGGCGGGACCAACTATGGCCACTGTACGCCCGTGCGACACGCGCAAGGCGCCGAAGCACCAAGCGCGGGCCGCCTCGAACCGGGCGAAACACTGGCTCGGGGATAGGTCCCAGAGATCTGAGCCGTAAGGCCCAGACCTCGTTGTGGGGGCAGCTGGCGTGGACAATCGGTACATAAGCGCCCTCATGCTCCGACCTCCACGCCACCCACATCTCCCTACGACTCTCATCACAACAACCCCAATCAACACGCCGTAGGTCCACGGACCCGACACCCGCCACTGGTATTTCCTTGGAGTAGCAGATGCCCCGGCTGATGACGGGGCTCCCCTATTGGGGAGATGAGAGAAGGGCGGGGTCGTAACCGCGACTTTCCACCAGAGAAGTGGCCAACCTCTCTGTGGCTGAAACCAAGAAGGCCCTGGCCACATGGGTGGGAAGGACAAGAGCTGCAACTGTTTCATGCAAACCCTTGTCCTTACACCACTCAGCGGCACGGGACCTGAGTCCAGCCCATAAAGTGGAATCTCGGCACCTGAAAGCCGAGAAGCGGGCAAGGCGTCCGAGAAGCTCTGGAAACAGAACTTCACGACCATCAGGGGTCTCCGCCACTACGTACACTAGCGGACGGGCGCCTTCACCAAGTAATGCCCCCCCACCGAGGAGCTTCAGTCCGTCTTCGGACAACCCAAGCAAAGCGTTGGCAACGAAGGAACGCCTTGTAGAGGGGAGGTCTGGCTCCCACCGCCCTCTAACAAGACGCCCGATCGCGCCACCACGCGAGCCAAGGTAGTCTTCGAGACGCCGCACCCAAACGGCTCTCTTCCGGACTCTGGAGGGTGTTAAGCCCCCAGCTGCCACGCTGGCACGTGGCACATTTTCCTGTATCGACACGGCCTTGGTATACCATGCCGATGTCCCGACGTAGGTGTCAGCGCCGGGATCATCTACCTCCACCCCCAGGACGGGCGGAGGGGCCTTGCTGCCTCTCAGGCACCAAGCCAACAGTAACTCAAGGAGCCACCCAAGAGTCGTGTGTCGGCCCAGCCACAACCACAGCCACACCACGAAAACCCGCGCCCCTCGGCCGGCCAGGAGGCTCAGGAACACCCACCACCTTACGGAGGTGGGGACCAAGAGCCCCCAAAACACCAGACGCGAGCCCAACGCGAGATCGGTGAGCCAGGCTGCTTGTGCCCGGACATAAAGTCCGGCCACGAGGGCGAGTTCCAAAAAGGAACGAACGTCCACGGGGGGAAAACGGAGCCCCCACTCCAGCAGCCGCGCTGTGTTGCTCACCCAAGAGAGCAACCCTAGGAGGAGTACCTCAGGCCATAGAGGTAATCCCGCCGAGCTCCGGAAGTTAACAACCGGAACGGACACAGAGCTTGAATTCATGACGAATGGGAAATTTGGTGCCCG